CTACCACCTTCTCTGCGTGGGAGGTAGTAGTCTTCAAGCATCGACATATGATCTCGGCTATCATTGACCTGCCCTGTACCCTGATCATATGTCATCTTGGTTCGATATCTCTGCATGACTTCACGAAGATATTGTTCTGCTTTTTGTTTGGGTAGGTTACCAACGTCAATATAAAAAACTCTTCGTTCTGGTGCTCTGGAAACGCGATAAACAACCACAGCATCTTCAATCTGCCTGAGCATGTTTATTGGTCGAATTGCTTTCTGTAGATATCCAACAACTCTCTTTGAGTTAGCATCAACAAGCCCTGAGTTTGCATATGCAATAGAATCTTTGGTGATGTTTAGTCCTGTATTTGATGTTGGGTAGATTGAATCTTTTTCGGTGTTGGTATAAACATAATATTCTTCTATACTGTCTACCAATGAAACCGTACTAGTGCCATTCTTTTTGTCACGGTTTACTTTTCTGACCCGTCTAATTTTCGTTGCATCTATTGGTCTCAATTCAACGATACCTTTTATGGGATTATTTTCATCGATCACCATTTGATAATATAGTTTAGAATCTACGTACCACCTTCTAAATATTTCATATGCCTTTTTGTGGAAGTCCATAAGACGTAAAACATACTCAAATTCATTTTGTATTTTATTCTTAATTGAAGGGGACAGTTTAACACTTCCCAGTCCAACTTTAGCAGGCTTTCTATCTGTACCCATTACGATTGCTTCGTTACAGATATCTTCGATAGCATTATCTACTTCCGGGAAAAGAGCTAGACCTCTATACTGACCAATTAGAGCATTTTCATCTCTTACAGCACCAGTAAAATCAACATAGGTTCCTAGAATACCACCAGTTTCAAACTGATATGAACCATCATATTCATCGGGTGTTATAGCCGACTTTGCGACAGTTCCGGGAAGATCTGTTGCTATTCCCGTTGTATCTTTAGTTGTTCTTCCGATTGAAAAACCTAGTAAGTTTATAGCCATTTTTTCTCCATATTATATTCAATCAAGACCGTCTATTTTATGATATTGATATTCGACTGTAACATTAAATTCTACTAAGGTATCTATGGAGTTTGCATCCACACTAATTGGACCAACGATTGTTGGCCAACAATCAACCAGTGTTACTTTCTTTATCTCATTACCTGCATTATCTACCTGTGTTATTATCCAATCTGCGGTAAATGAGTCCCAACGCTGAGAACTTACATTAGTCTCGTGGTTGTTGATAATATTGCTCCAGTCATTAAAATTATTCCACAATGATTTATTTTTACCATTGTTTTGATCGAGCACACGAAAAGTCCATGGGAAATAAATTCTATCACCGGGCCACTTTAAAATTCTACCTCTATATGGTACACGAATGGGATTCACTTGACTGGGTGGTAAAGTAGCCGCCCTGATATAGAATCTATTCATAGCTTGCTTGTTTTTCACCCCGTTAGGAAAATCCATCTCCACATTATAGCGATGGGTTCTATTTCCCCCATTGAATTGAGCAACGAAGTCTTCTAAACTGTTGGGATCAGCCATTAATATGAACTCCCTCTTCCACTGTTAAATGAAGCTGAACTAGACGAGCTAGGTCTAGAAGAACTAGATCCAGAGCTAATGCTACCACTATTCACAGCAGAACTACTGACTGATTGTGTACCGCTTTTAGCCGTAAATGTAAGATTAATAACAGTTATGGAACCAACAAATTTGACCACTAAATTTACATTTAATTGATTGGAATCAACTACAGATGGTGGGTTATTAGTTTCATCACACACTAGAGTGTATTCTGATATGCCACCAGAAGCCTCTGTGTTTCTCAATATTGGTGATATTGTATTAACGATCGAAGCCTGAGTTGAAGTATCATTTGGTTTGTAGAGGTAAGGTCTAATTGCAGTAGCAATAACACGGCTCAAATACAATTGCGTTAGCACAATATTAACATGTTCGAATACTGATGAATCTGAATCTGAAGGTTGTCTACCTGTCATATCACCAAAAATACACGAACCTGTTCCTTCAAACGTTCTCGTTGTATTTACGTAATATCTCTTTAGATATGTAATGTCATCAGTTGTTGGTGTATACTCCATTCTTACTACATCTAGAATTCTACCAGCAATAATACCCGCAGGTGCACCAAACGGTGTTGATGATGCATTGACTCTTGACATACATCCAGCAACATCAGCGGACAATGCTGATGATATTAATGATGATGAAGTGTTATCACCAATACTATAAGTCTGTGATGTTCCTAGATGTAACTTATTTCCCGCGATACGAAAACTTTTTTTACTTTGTGTTTCTAATCCAGAAATACCCTGAATATTAGATTTAATATTAGTTGTCCCAGTTAATAGTATTGGACAAATTGCAACACAATCTGTTCTTCCATTTACTATAGTAACAATATCAGAATTGTATCTATAGTCATGTGTGAATATACAATTAATTGTTGTTGGTAAACTTTCCAAAATATCAAGTGCATTATTTACTGTCTCTGTTTTGTTATCGACTGCACCTGAAATTACACACCTACCACCATATCTCAGGTAGTTGTGTACACTCCACCATTCTGATGACCAAGGAATATCACTACCATCAGAGTTTTTATTCGGTCCAATTGGCCAGTTACCATTTGCATTTCCGTCAGGTGTTCCACTTGTATACTCAACGACAGTATCACCATCTTCTCTCCCAGTGCTGGAGGTATACCATCCTGTGTCGTATGTTGTAGTTAGTCTAGTGTACCAATCTGTAACACTAGAAACTACCATAAATCCAGCGGCTCTTTCATCTGGTGTTCCGAATGCTGCAAGTAAGCCATTATAACTAGGGAATGCTGCCATCCAATTAATATTGGTTTCCCCAGATTCTGGAACAATGAATCCCTCTGCTGTATCTGTGGTTACGTTGATTTCTGTCATTTTACTCTCCGTTGGAGTCTTGGTATGTTTCTAAGTTATTTATAGAAATGGAGTGTCGGAGGAGTCACCGGCACTTCTCCAGTAATCCTCACCATCGTAAAACGATGTGGGTTCCTGATCATCAATCGTGGTTGAGAATCCAAAGGGTAAAATATCTTCCTCAATTCTCTTCATTTCATCCTCATAGATATCTTTTCTGATATCCATATCAGTCAGATTTTTGAAATACTCTTGTCTGGTAAGCCAAGCAAATAACACCAAACACATCACTAGGTCATCATTATGTCCAGCATCTGCCTCAAATGATGCACCTTTTGCTACAAATGTGTATAGTTCTTGGATTATATCCATATCATCTATTAGTAACTTATCGTTTTCTATTAGACTTTTCAGGACAGAACAACCGACTTTTTTTACTGGACCTGTAGTCCTAACACCCATCTGAGATTGTGAACCACCGAAACCACTACCAATAACCTGTCCTGCTCTACCTTTATATACAGACTGTAGAACATTTTCATACTCAAGATCTTGGTATAGGATATCCGCAACCTGTGCTCCAATGTCATTGAGTTCAATTAGACAGTATGCTTGATTGTATTTGTCACCGACACTTCGGATCACAGTGGGATATACAAGCGGTGAAATGGTATTATTTCTGAATCTTGCAACAACTTTATATGGGCTAGTTGTTATATCCACAACAAGGAATGCGCTGTAATCTAAACCTTGACCACGAGCGGTATCTACGGACATCACATATAGATGGTCTTCTTTGGGTTGTTCGTATATCATCAAGCCATCATTGTTATTATCTAATGGAGATATAAAATTTAGGCAGTGTAGCTTTGACGAAGAAATCAAGGTGTTCGTTGAACCAATAAAGTCACACTCAAATTCTGTCTGGAACTGTTGCTCACTTGTATTTGCGATTTGTTGGGCTTTCCACTCTTGATCCCTCAGAGGTCCGCCGGGGTACTTGGGAACCTGTGACCAGTGTATCTCAATTGGAATATATTCGTTCTTACCTTTCTCACCCTCTCGTTTGGTTGCTCCCCTCC